CCAACACTTATCACTTCAACAAGTGACCTAGTTGGCGGTGTCTCAACTGGTGCACCAAAAACTTCAATAGGTGTAATAGGTGATTACGCAATCAACACAACACACGTTACCAACAAGATCTACAAGAAGACAGCAAGTAACACTTGGGTACAGGTTGGATCAGAAGCATGGTCAACATCTCTACCAGTTGTGTCAGTCGCTTCAGGAACCACAGTGACTAGTGGACACACAATGATCATGAACGGTGTTACAATCACAACAAGTGGTACGACACTTTCAAACGTTGCATCAGTGATCGGATCAAATGTTACTAACGTGACAGCAAGTGTGAACAGCACAACAGGTAACCTAGAAATATTCCATAACGGTAAAGCACTAGGTGATTCAACGGGTGGTGCGGGCACTATCAGATTCGAAGAAGGAAATGGAACACTGTTAGCAGACCTTGGAATCACAGCAGGTGTCAACAATGGTCCTAAATTCCTACAAGACAAACACACTAACAGACCTACTTGGAAGACAGCAGACGAGAACAGACCCAACGGTTCAGTTTGGTTCAAGACAACTTCTGCAAACTCAGGTGCGTCTTTGGTGACAAAACTTTATAGTTCATCAAGTGCTAGTTTCTCTCAAGTTGCTAGTCCACTTTATGCTAACCACCACTCTGCGATCTACAACCTAGACGCGGCGAACGGTGGAACTGCATTGAGCACAGGCACAGTGTACGCACAGTACAACGTGACTGAAGAGTCAATGACAGCGGGAGATGCCAGTGATGCAACTCCAAACGTTGGTGACTTCCAACTGTTCAGATATGAAGGTGGTGCTACAACTATCACAAGTAACAGCACATCTCCAACTTTCACAAGTTCAGAGACTTTCTCGATACAGGAATCAGTTAAGAACCAAGAAGCGTTGAGTTCAGCAGTCACAGTAACACTGGGTGGTACAGATGCAGATGCATTTGTGGCGGCGGTGAGTGCGGCAGGTTTGACAAACGTTTCTGCAACTAAACTATCAACAGGTGCTATCCAGATGACACACGCACTGGGTGGTGAGTTCAGAATGTTCGACACATCAGGAACACCGTTAGCAGACGCAGGTTTCAGTTCAACTACAGCACACAGTTATGGAACATACACAGCCAACAGTTCTACTTTGATCGACAACTTGTATGACTTACCAACAGGTGACAGCATTGACTCAAGTGCTAACACAGGTATCATGGCAAGTAATTGGAAGAGACTAAGTTACACTGCTTCTACAAGTGCTCCAAGCAATGAGCCAGCAGACGGCACATTATGGTACCACACTGCGACAGACGAAGCAGACATCATGGCACACAACGGTACGACTTGGGTTGGTTATGCAACAGCATACTCAAGCACAGATCCAAATGGTCCACAGTTCAGTGCAACAGCACCAACCACACAGTCAGATGGTACTGCACTTGTGACTAACGACTTATGGATCGACACAAGTGACCTTGAGAACTATCCAAAACTTTACAAATACAACACATCAGCAACTTTAAGTTCTACAAACACAGCGAACCAAGTGGCAGTGACCACTTCAGGCGCGGCTTGGGAACTGGTTGACAAAGCAGACCAAACCACAGAAGACGGTATCGTGTTTGCGGATGCTAGATATCACACAACGGCAGACAAGGCGGATTCATTGTCAACAGGCGGTGCGGGTACAGCCAGCTCAATCAAAGATTTATTGAGCGATGGTTTCCTAGATCCAGATGCTCCAAATCCAGACAACTACCCACAAGGTATCATGTTATGGAACACTAGAAGATCTGGTTACAACGTCAAGGAATACAAGAACAGTTACATCACTACTACGAAATATCCAGGAAGCGGTTCAACTGGTTTAGGTAACATCAGAGCAAGTAACGAGAGTGTATCAACTTACTTCCCTGACAGATGGGTTACTAAATCTAGCAACAACGCAGACGGTTCTGGAAGTTTCGGAAGAAAAGCACAGAGAAAAGTGATCGTTGAACAACTTAAATCAGAAATAGACACCAACCAAGCAATCAGAGAAGACCAAAGAGGCTTCAACGTAATTGCTTGTCCTGGTTACCCAGAGTTGATGTCAAACATGATCAACTTAAACACAGACAGAAACAACACAGCGTTTGTAGTAGGTGATACACCATTTAGATTAGAAGGTACGTCAACTGCGATACAGAACTGGGCAAACAACACAGCGTCAGCACTTGACAATGGTGAAGACGGCCTAGTGAGTTCAAGTGATTACTTGGGTGTGTTTTATCCATCTGGTCAAACAACAGACAACACAGGTAAATCAATTGTTGTTCCACCATCACACATGATGTTGAGGACACTGGCCAACAACGACAACATCGCTTTCCCATGGTTCGCACCATCAGGAACAAGAAGAGGTATCGTTGACAACGCCACATCAGTTGGTTACATCGACACAGCGTCTGGAGAATTCCAAACAATATCTGTTACGGAGTCAGTGAGAGATTCAATGCATGAGGTCAAAGTGAATCCAATCACTTTCTTCTCAGGAGCAGGGATCGTGAACTTCGGTAACTTGACTAAGACATCGGCAAGTTCTGCATTGGACAGGATCAACGTTTCAAGATTGGCAGTGTATCTAAGAACACAACTGGATGCAATCGCTAAACCATTCATCTTTGAACCAAATGATGAATTGACTAGGAACGAGATCAAGGGTGCAATAGAATCATTCTTGTTGGAGTTGACGGGTCAGAGAGCATTGTATGACTTCCTAGTAGTTTGTGATGACACGAACAACACACCTACAAGGATTGACAGGAACGAACTGTACGTGGATATAGCAATTGAGCCGATCAAGTCAGTTGAATTCATCTACATACCGTTGAGAATTAAAAACACAGGAGAAATTGCAAAGTTAGGGAACTAATTTTGAATAAATAGGAGAAACAGATGGCAATATCAACTTTATCAAAATTTACAGTACCACTAGCAAACGATCAGAGTTCAGCATCACAGGGTTTATTGATGCCAAAACTACAGTATCGTTTCAGAGCGATCCTGGAGAATTTTGGAGTATCAACACCGAGATCAGAACTTACAAAACAAGTTATTGATATCACAAGACCCAATTTGACTTTTGACAACGTGACACTGGATGTGTACAACTCAAAAGTTTATGTTGCAGGTAAACACACTTGGGATCCAATCACAATCACATTGAGAGATGATGTAAACAACTCAGTTACCAAACTAGTTGGTGAACAGATTCAGAAGCAGTTCGACTTCTTTGAACAGTCGAGTGCGGCATCAGGTATTGACTACAAATTCACAACTAGAATTGAGATGTTAGACGGTGGTAACGGAGCAAGTGCACCAAATGTGTTAGAAACATTTGAATTATACGGTGCATACGTTGAGAACGTGAACTACAACACGTTGGCATACGCAACATCAGATCCAGCAACTATCACAATGTCGATCAGATACGACAACGCGATCCAAACCCCAACAGGAACAGGAATTGGAACAGCGGTATCTAGAACGATCGGTACTCTAAGTACAGGTGGTGGACAGTAATACAAAAAAATTAAGTAAGCAATTATAACATCAAAAGCGTCTTTATAGGCGCTTTTTTTGTGGCCATAAATACGAGTATGCCAAGCATAAACAACTTCCTTAAAGGTTTCCAAGACGGATTACCGGGTATGAAAGACTACCAACATGCATCTAGATTGTACATAGACGACAACTACAAGTTGATGCCAAAACAGAAGTTCCTGTTCCACGTGGTTTTCAACACCGATGAGACCCTGTTCGTTGATGGCTTCAACGCCAACGAGAGATATCAACTGAACATGTTGGTCAAGCAGTGCGACCTGCCCAAGTACAACATGAGCTACGAGGAGAAGACACAGTACAACAAGAAGATGTATGCGGGAACCAGGATAGCGTACGAACCTGTCAACATCACATTCCACGATGACCATGCAGACACCGTGAACGCATTCTGGAAGAAGTACTACGAGTACAATATTGCGGACAGCATAGGCATGAACTCGGACCTAACAATATCGAACACAAAGGATGATTACTATAATTTTGGCGATGCGAGACAGACCACCAAGTTTGGTATGGACACACCGAGACAGAGACAGAAGCCATATTTGAAAGGCATAGAGATATTCGTGTTACACAAGAAACGTTTCACATCAATGACACTGGTCAATCCTGTGATAGGTTCATTCTCACATGACAATCTGGATCAGGCCGATGGTGCAGGAGTAATGAACAACACCATGCAGATCCTATACGAAACAGTTATATACAAATCAGGCATAATCAATAGGAATAATGTTCCAGGTTTCGCAACGATCAACTATGACAATTCTCCTAGCCCACTGACGGTGTTAGGTGGTGGTACTAACAGTATATTTGGCCCTGGAGGTGTAGTAGACGGCATAGGTTCGGTGATCAGGAATGTGCAATCAGGAAACATCCTAGGTGCGATCCTTGGTGCTTCAAACACCTACAACAACGCCAAGAAGATCAAGAAATCAGCAGTTAAAGAGGAACTGAAAGGCATTGCCAAGGATGGAATACTAGAAGTTGGAAAACAAGCGGGCTCGATAACCAACCCAGTTGCACAGTTCAGTGTGGGTGCGGCGGCCATAGTGGGTGCTTCAGCATTGGCATCAGCGAGGGGTACCGCGGACAACAATGATCAGGCCAACAACACAGTCATAACAAATTCCACGGTGGACACTGTGAACTTCCTGGGTGCAGACGAATCATTTAATTTAGTGTCCAATGATGCGAATGTCAGAGATGAGATAGCGGCCGCCATATACTTCAGAGACATTGGTTCACGTAAGGGACTCACGATAGCACAATCCAATCTTGAATATGAAGCATCCGCTGACAACATAAAAAATGTGTACACCAGCAAGGCAATCACAGATGTGAGGAAACTGGTCACTGAAGGATACATAAAAATCGAAAGACAGACACAGGATGTTGAGATAGCAACGGAGAAAGCAACGATATAATGGCTGAATTCTACACTAACCTACCACCAAAGGACAAGGACGAGTTACAGAAGACCGTGGACAAACTGACCACAACTCCGTACGAAACAGACTACGAATTCAACGTGGGTGAATATGATAGTACAATCGCATTCTTCGTTAAAAGGAATTTCTCAAGGACCGCGGCCGAGTCCACGGCATACGCCATACTGTCACAGGCCAAGATAGACAACATCAAACCACAACAGATACTGGATCAGTTGACATACGCCACACCAGCACTGTTGTCTGAACTGATAACCATAATATTAAACGCCAACAGATACAAGTCAAGTAGGCTGGGTGTGAGGAAGACACTGGCCACCAAAGAGACGGTATCTAGAAACATCATAGACTAATGCTACCGAGATTTGCTAGGGGCAAGTTCTCCCCCAAAAACGCGGAGAAGTACGTGGGCACCAAAACTCCAACATACAGATCCAGTTGGGAACACTCATTCATGAGACTGTGTGACGAACATCCAAACGTGTATCAATGGGCTTCGGAGTCAATCAAGATTCCTTACAGGCATCCATTCACGGGCAAGTACACAGTGTACGTGCCAGACTTCTTCATAGTGTACCAAGACAAGGAAGGAAGGAAACACGCAGAGATGGTGGAAGTCAAACCCATGAGCCAGACTACAATGGAGGCCGCGGGCAAGAGCATGGCCAAGAAAAAACAGGTGGTGATAAACATGGCCAAATGGGAGGCCGCCAACGCCTACGCCAAACAGAGACGGATCAAGTTCAGGGTGGTGTCAGAAGAACAGTTGTTCCACAACGGCAAACGTAAGTAAATAGAGCAATGACAAAGAAACTGGAAGACATCCTCAATTTACCAAATGTCAAAGAAGCATTCAAAGAGGTAGACAAGAAGGAAAAAGACAAGAAGATCAAGGAGGCAAACGGGCAACACGCATCCGCCAAGAACTTAGATCCACAGACACAGAAGAATCTGCAGAAAAGTTATGCGGAATTTGACAAGGTTGCGGCCGCACTGCCACAGGTAAAAGGGTTGGGCGAACTGTCAGACCTAGAGTTGGACAAACTGGCCATAGAAGCGGAAGAGAGTTACAAGAATCTAATGGATCTCGGTATGAACGTTGATTCACGGTATTCTGGAAGGATATTTGAAGTTGCAGGAAATTTCCTAAGGAACGCCATAGACGCCAAAAGCGGCAAGATCGACAAGAAACTTAAAATGATTGAATTACAACTTAAAAAGCAGAAGTTAGATCAGGGCAACAAAGACGGTGGTCCAGTGGAAGAAAGCGACGGATTCGTCATATCAGATCGTAACGAATTAATGAAGAAACTACTTAAAAAAGACTAAATATTGCATATGAGCACGTTTAAAGACTACCTAACAGAATCAACTAAGTCATATGACTATAAAATAAAGATCGCAGGGGCAAAGAAAGACATTGATGTAAATGCTCTGGAGACAGCACTGCAAAAATTTGATCTTGCCAGCATGTCAGCAGGTAAGACTACACCAATCATGACGCTACCACTTGATTTTCCTGCCTTAAGCAACGAGCAAGTGACGATCTTTGATGTGACAACAAATTATCCAGAGTCTCCAAGAGTGATGCATGAATACCTTTCAGACTTACTAAGGATTCCAGCGACACACATAGTTGTTAGGAAACCAAACGAGCCTACTGAGGAATATCAGAACGACATGCAGGTTG